ACAAAAATCATGCAACAACTGTATTTTATGGTGATGAGCAGATAACTGACTCTAAAAATAGAGACTTTGCATCTGCTTCTGATTGGACCAGTTATGGTTCTCCTACTACTTTCACAGATGATGGAAGTGGTAGATTGACTGTAGTAACAGCTGGAGATGGTGGGAATGAAGGATGTCAATTAGCTTTAAGTTTAATAGATGGTACAGGTGGTGCTCATCCAATAGTAGCAGGAAGAACTTATAGAGTATCTGTTCTATTAGATAATACAGCAGGTAAAGCAACTCCTGATATTAACATTTCAATAGGTGGTTATGCAATGAATATTATTAGAACTAGTGATGACAATCTTGATGGTACAATTGATACAACTGAACAAGCATATTACGCAGATATTACTACTACTAATAATTCATCTGCATTATTGATTTATCAAGCTGATGCTGATAATGATGCAACTACTACTTTTACAATAGATGATGTATCAGTTAAAGAGGTAGGAACTGCTATGGGCTGGACAGATGCAGACCAACAACTTGATATACCACAAACGGCATTACAATCTTATAATCAATTGGCAATGTTTACAGGGTTAGATTCTTCGGATAATTATGTTCAAATAAATCCATCAACAAATATATTTAATGCTACAAATGGACAATGGAATACTGTATCTTTTTGGTTTAATTGTACAGACTGGGATAAAGACAATCAAATGATTTGGAGAACAGATAATGACCAACCAACTTGTTGGCTTAAAAGTAATGGTGATTTTGGATTCAACACTGCTAATAGTGATATATTTGGGGTTGAATTAACTGTAGCAAACTATAGGCATAAATGGACTCATGTCGTTATGGCTTGGAAAAGAAACAGTGGAGCTTCTACATTAAGTTCTTCTGATGCAGAAATGTGGATAAATGGAGAAAAGCAAACATTAAGTTATGTTTTTGGTTCCAGTTCTAACGCACTTGATACAACAGCTCAGAATGATATATTCTTCGGAGATTATTCAACTAGTGCATATGAATATAGAGGATTTATTACTGAGTTCTCTCTTTTTCAAGACCAATTAACTACTGCTGAAGTTGGAGAATTATATAATGATGGCAAGGCTTTAGATGCTCAACTTTGTTCTAATGGTAATTTATCAGGTTATTGGAGAAACAATGGACTTTCTACTTGGTCAAATATACTTACTCCAGGTACTAACGATGGCGATGTTAGTAATGCAAGTTTTACAGAAACAATGTTAATCACAGCAGGAGCAGATGGTTCAAGAGATTCTCAAGGATTTCTAATGAATAGACAGAAAGATACTAATGCATTGAATTTACATGATGTAACTGAGGCAGGGGGGATGCATGTAGTAGTGCCTAATAATCCTACCTTACAGTTTGGAAGTGGTGGTTCTGTTGCTTTTTGGATGAAACCTATAGGAACTCCAGGTTCTTCTGGATATTGTATACTAAATAATGGTGCAGGAGGTTCAAGGAATCCTAGAATAACACTTAATTCAACTAATAAAATAAGACTTTTCTGGGAAGAAGCAGATGGAACTAATCAAGACACATATGCAGGTAATGCATTAACTACAGGTGTCTGGACATATGTTACATGCACTTGGAACGGAACAACAAATAAAATTTATTATAATGATGCCTTAGATACTACAGAAAGCGAAAGCGGAACACCTGATACTGATACAGCAGATTTATATATAGGGATTGACCAAACGCTAACTGATGGTCATTTTGAAGGTCAGATAGATGAATTAGTATTCTATAGTGATGTATTAGAATTAGCAGAAGTTAAAAGAAATTATAACGCAGGTAAAAGGAGTCACAGATAATGGCACATTATGAAATGTATTTTTGTTTTCCTAAAACAGCATGGGAATCAAATGTACCAACTGAAATTAAAGATAAGTTAGAACTAATAGAATCTGTAGATGAAGAATCAGGTGAAATTACATATAAGTCAGAGGTTACTTGGCATGAAGCAGTATTCTCTGGTAAACTTGGAGCACCTAGATATTCACATGATGATGCATATTGTATTATTAAAGGTGAGTTCTCTATGTTAAATGGAGAGTTATCTTCATTACAAGACTTAGGTGCAAGTAAATCTTATCCAAATTTTAGTATACTTACTAAGTCTGAAGCACAGGCATTAGCAAGTAGTGAGACATTTGTAAGTGAAGAGTAGTTATATTAAGTTATACTCAAGAAAAAGGAGAAAATAATGCCACAAGGAACAGGAACATATGGAAGTAAAAGAGGGAGACCTCAAAAAAAGAAAAAAGGAAAGAAGAAATATTAATGAGAACATATTGGTGCAATGATTGTGAAAAGACTGTCGATATTGATATGAAAGTATCATCTGAATGTGAATGTGGTCATGTATTTGGGAGAAATTTCAAGACATCAGACCATGTCAATATGAGGACAACTTGGAGTGGGCAGACAAAAGTTGAATTTAATGAAACTACAATAGATGAGTCAATTAAAAAAATGAATGGTGGTAGATAATGGCAAATTTTGATGCACAAATACAAGCATTAACAGGGACAGCAACTAATTCTGAAATGAATCAATGGATGAATGACGGAACAAGAGAAGTTATGAATATTCTCCCTCCTCATTTAAAACAATATTGTTTTTCAAAACAAACCTTTACTTCAAATGCAGCCAATTCAGAAGCAGAAACAATGATTACAGGACAATTAGGAAGTGTATATGCAGGAAGTGTTGAATGTAGACAAATAAGACCAATGGATAAACATAAAGCTTCAAGCTCATCAAGTATTGAATATGCTTCAGCAACAGACCCCGTTTATTACATTGAAGGAAATAAAATAAATATATTACCTTCTTCATCTTCTGGAGTTTATTATGTTATAGCAAATCCAAGTATAACTGCTTCCGATGTATCTTCAATAGACAATTTTCCAAATGAAGCAGAATATTTAGTTGTATTATATGCAGCAATTAAAGTGTTGCAGAATAAAATGAATGAAATGAATAGTCTTGCAGCAATTGATACAACGGCTTTTGGGGCAATAACAACAGAATTAAATAAAGTAGACAATATAATTGATGAGGCTAGTGGTAAAATAGATGATTATTATACGTCAATTGGGGATATTGATGATACAACAGAACTTTGGGATAACACAAATAAAAGATTTACAGTAGTAAGGGATGCGTTGCTTTTAGCGCAAAATTTAATAGATAATGACCAGCCTAATTCTAATTATGATGCATATGCAAATTTAGCAGATGTTGATGAAGCTATGAGTGCTATTGATACTCATTTAGATGATAGTGAAGCCGTATTAGGTTCTAATCCATCATCAGGCGATATAAGCACAGCTTTGGGATTAATAAAGACAGCAATTGACCAAGCAGCAAGCGCAGCAGATAAATTTGAAGCAGCTGATGGAGATTCTATATTTGGAGATGAAGCAACTTTTTTAACTGCTGATTCTCAATTAACTCATGTAAATGATGCTTTAATTAAAGCTCAAAATTTAATTGATGGAGCCACTATGGATGGTGATACAGAACCACAAAGTGCCCAATATTGGCTTAATGATGAAGATACTGAAATGGTTCAAGCAACTTTACAAACTGCTCAATCAGAAATACAGAGAGCTCAAACTTCAATACAGCATTGGAGTAGTATTGGAGATATGAGAGTAAAAGAAATTCAAGCAGCTCTAGCTGAAGCTGATGGATATGCTAAAGAAGTACAAGCAAGATTGACTTATGCTAAAGCTTATTCTGAAGCAGCTGTAGCTAGAAAACTTGAAGGAGAAGGGCGTATAACTCAATTAAATGCAACTGTATCTGTTGCGAATCAAGAATTACAGAGAGCTCAAATTGCAATTGCTGAGATAAATACTTTAATGGCTTCATATAAAATAGAATTAGAGGGAGTCCCTATGTATCTTCAAGAAGCTACAAGTTATATCGCTCAAGCTCAAGGATATATAGGAGAATCAAAAATAAGAATGGAAAGAGAATTTCAAAAATATGGATGGTATCAAGCACAACAATTAAAATTACAACAAGATTATGATAAAGGTATTCAAATGTTAGTAAGTGGTGGATTACCTAAGCCAGTTAAGGAGGCAAAATAATGACAGTTAAAAATATTATAGAGCAAATGGAAAAATTATTCGGAAGACAGCAAGAGAAGTATATGTACCAATTAATTAATGAAGCAATTGATGATATTGCTGTAAGTAAAAAAAATCATGTTGTTTCTTCTTTTACTAATTTAGAGGGATATAAAAGATGGTATGAATTGGCTGATAATGTAGTTGATATTAAAAGGGTTGAAATTTTAGATACTAATGATAGATATGTTATGATACCTAAACTAGTAGACGCGCATAAGATTTTAAGAGAAGATACTGATTCAGCTGAAGATACATTAAAATAGGAATATTATGGCAACTAATAAAAGAACATATCCAAATGATTACTTTGCATGGTACAATGACGACAACAGGATTGCTGTAGTGTGTGAGGATACAACATCAACATCTGGAGAGAGAACTAAGGAAAAGTACGATACATACCAGGGTGATGATGTATCTAATGGATTAAGAATTACTTCTACTTCAAGATATGATGAAGTTGATGCTCAAACAGATAATTTAAAGACAAATATAGGACTTGATACAGGACTTCATGTATGTGTTGTTTGTTATGTAAAAGCAAGATTATTTGAGGATATTGGAGATTTGCAAAAGTCACAATATTTTAGAACAATGTATGAAAAGTTAATGAAACAGTATCCATCAAGAAAAAGCGGTGTAAGACATTTAGCCGTGCCAAGACTATAAAGGAGATATATGGCATATAATTCAACAACATGGACAACAGGAACAAGTACTACATCAGTATCAAGTAGTAATCTTTCGTTATATGCATATTTTGGCTCTAGTGCAGAACTAATGTCTGGTTTATCTCTTGGAACACATTATGCCATCCCTTTTCAAAATACATTTATGGCGAGTGGGCAGAATGATGTTGATTTTGGGACAGGAATAAATCCAGCGAAAACTTTTACAACTGCTGATACAGATACACAGTATGCATCACAGATTGTTCCAATGATATGGTATGTCCCTGACGATATATATATTGACGAAGTTTATGCCATTGAGGGAGCTGATAATGCAACTGGAGATACAACTCGTATGCATTTAATGAGTTTTACTTATACAAGTGGGAGTACATCAACTTTAACAAGCGGTACAGTATTAGCAGATAATTCAGATGTAATAAATGCTGGGAATGAACAAACATATTTATCTACCTTTACAGTTTCGTCAAATTCTGTTGATGGAGGTAGTGTTATTCTTGCATTTGTAAGGGCAGATTCAATTAATTCTGACTATAGTTTGAATGTTATTGTTAAATATCATTTGACATAAAATAATAGTTCTTTGAAATAAATAGAGGTATGTATGGCAAGTAGAAACAATACGATTGTTGATAGGATTATTGTAACTCCTGATAAGCATTTTCCAATTCATGATAAAAAAGCAATAAGAATTGTATGTAAAGCGATAGAGATTGTAAAACCTAATAAGTATATAGATTTAGGTGATACTGGTGAATGGGAGCTTTTCAGTAGGCATTATTGGAAAAATAGAGAAAAACCACCTTTAGAGGTCTTAATACCTATGCTTGACAAAGAGGTAAAGGCTGTAAATAAAGGAATGGATATTATAGATAAATCTTTGAATAAAATTGACTGTAATGAAAGATATTTTATTCAAGGTAATCACGAATTATGGTTAGATGAATTTGTTGAAAAACATCCATATTTGCCTCAATATAATACAGAAAATGCTTTAAGGCTAAAAGAAAGAGGGTATGAATACTGGGAACATATATCTGATGATAAGTTAAAAATAGGAAAATTAAACTTTACTCACGGAGAATATGTTCCTATACACCACGCTAAAAAACATTTAGCTGAGTACAAGGAAAATATAATGTATGGACATACTCACGACCTACAAAGGTTTACAGATAAAGGATTAGGTGGAGTAATGAGTGCTTGGGGTATGGGATGCTTGAAAGATATGGCGTCAAAAAAGAATAAGTTTATGAGAGGAAATCTTAAAAATTGGAATCATGCCTTTGCTATAGTCGATGTTTTTGGAAATAAAGACTTTAAAGTGGAGGTTGTTGAAATTATAAATGGAAGAACCTCTTTATGGGGCGAATTAATTGATGGAAATAAATAATGGAGAATAATGGAGCAACAAGCTATAGAGAATCTTATTGGTCAGTATGGATGGATGGCTATCTTAGCTTTTGTGTTCCTAATTGGAAGAAAGACAATTGAATCAACTATTGAGGCTATTAAAGTCTTTGCAGGGGATGATTTAAATACTGATGATGTAATTATATTTGATGATAGACCTGCTAGAGTAGTTAGAGTAGGATTATGGAAAACAATCTTATTTGTATATGAAATAGGTTGTGCAAATGGAAAACCTTTTGTAAAAGGTGG